ATTGATTACGCAACAGCGTAGATAACCATACACTTAATAGTACCAGAAGCGCTTCCGCCACCAGTAGTTACTAAAATGTCAGTTTCAGCTGTTTGTTCAAATGCAACACCACCGATTGCTCCGTCATTGTGCATTGAGATAACACCAGCACTAGCCGCAGCTGTTGCTGTTACATATCTGTCTGCATCGGAACCATCACCAACTGCAAGAGTTACACCAGATCCTAAAGCATCGTGATGTATTGCTACATCATAAACTTTTGCACCTTTTGGTAATCTTGCTACTGAGATGTCTGAACCACTTGCTAAGCTTGACGCTTCGTAAGTGTCGTATTGCACTCTTAGTTTACCAGACCATTCGCCACTATCCGCATTAACAATAGGATCAGCAGTTATGTTGGTAAAATTTACTCCTTTTACACTAGCCATAATTATTTCCTCCTACTATTACGCTTCATGCGCTTGTATTGTGACTACTTTTTCATCTTCAAGTCTTGTTGCACCCATAGTCATGCAAACGTAAACTTGAGTAGAATAACCTTTGTCTGATCTTTCATCTATTCTAGTCATCACATCTTTGCCTAAAGCAAGTTTGACAGCATCGTTAGTGAAAGCTAAACAAAGTCTCTTACTATTTGAAGAAGTAAGTCTGTTAGACACTATAAAGTTAAATCCTAAGAACGTGTTGATCTCACCATTAGCTAAAGCCTTAACTGTGTTGAAATCTGAACTTGTAACTTCAGTTGTTCCTAACAAGTCTGTTACTTGCTTAGGTGAAATTACAATCGTTCTCGGAATTGATGGATCTATTGATTGACTATCCATGATCTCTTTTGCAGATCTAAGTTTAGCAATTGTTAATCCATCTGTACCACTCTCTGTAATCTTTTGACCAGCTGGAAGAGCAATGGTTGTTGAACCAGTCTCTCCTCCAAATGCGTCTCCAGCTACAGCTGAGATTATCTCGTCATCCATTGATCTTCCCATTGCATAAGCAGCAGCAAGAGCATATTGTGACGTTGGATCAATCAATGTTCTGACACGATCTTGCTGATCTATTAAATCCGCAAATTCATAATCTGACATTGATACACGTCTTCTACTGTGTGGTGTGTCGATCTGAGGCGTATCTGAATGTCTTGATACTCGTTTCTGTGCAGAAACTTGACCAATTCTTTCAAAGTAAGCATGCTTACCTACAACACTCTCAACATCAACAACACCTCTAAGCAGAGAACCTTTTTGTTGTGAAAGCATTTGTACATTGTTTGAATACTGCTGTACAAAAGCTTCAGTTATAGTTGAACTCATTTTAAGTTCCTCCTCTTATTAGTTATTATTGATTGATCGATTTGATTTTCCGATTACTCGGATCTCGTCTTTAGATTTATAGTCTCTAATTAGACTTTACTCGAAGCGGTCCTTTTGGATTGTCGCTTAGAATTTTGTTTTACCCAATCGTAGTATTTAACTGCAATTGGTATTGGATCTTTACGATCGTTCTCTACCCCAAATTCAGTCGCTAATCTTAAACATTCAAGTCTAATCTCAACATCTGTTATTTCACCTTGAGGTTCAAATTTTTCAGTAGCCATTAAGATTGATTTTTAAGTTCGTAAAGTCTTTGAACTTCATCAACAGCTTTTTTATGGTTAATATGATTTTTATCCCAATAAGCTGAACCTGGTTGAGTTAAATTATCAATCTCACCATCTATTTCTTTAACAGTCATAGCTGAAGTTACTTCACCTTGAACCATACTATCCTCAGATAGTTTGGAAGAAAGTTCAGCAAATGCTCTAACAATTTGAGGATGATTACCTAAACTAGATCCATCTTGTAAAATTGTATTACGTAAAAAATCTGCACCTAAAGTATTTGTTGCAAGGTTTCTAGCTTGAGATATTTTTAAATCATAAGCTGGACCGTACTCTTTACGTAGTTCTATTTCAGCCTCGGCTCTAGCTGTCTCATCTCTATATTCTAGAGATTTTTCTGATTGTTCAGCAAGATTATTATAATAATTCATAATACCTTGAGCTTGCTGAGGTAATAAACCTAACTTATGAGCTTCAGCAGAAAATGCTTTTAAAGTTGCATCATCTATTTTGCTTTCTTGCGGAAGGTCATAACTATATCCTTCAGGATTTTCTGGTCTACCAAGCCTCTCATAAACAGTGTTCCAATCATCTTCGGTTGCTAGTTTATTAGGTACTGGTATTTTATCTGCACCCACTAACCTTTGTGAATGTAGGTATGACTTTACAAAATCATCCATATTGGAAAAATTCTGTAAAGATTTTTCTTCTTTATAAGCCTCTGGAATTAAAGTTTTAAAATCTAAACTTTGTTCTTGAGGTTGCGATTGATCCGATACGTCAGCTACTGCCAATGTATCAGATTGCGTTTCAGCAGTTGTCTGATCCATAGATTACTCCTT